GGGCTACAAGGGCGAGCCCCCCGTCAGGATTGAACTGACGACCTTCCGCTTACAAGGCGGATGCTCTACCACTGAGCTAGGGAGGCGCTTAGTCTAAGAATTTAATATCTTAGCTAATGCATTTATAGTAGCAGCAATTCTGCCAATATCTCGTAACTGCTCTACGGTAAACCCTTCTTGCTTTAAAGTTTCGTAGTGTGCCTTAACACAAAAATGACACTTGCCAACAATTGAAGATGCTAATGAATAGGCCTCAAAGTTTGCCTTTGTAGTTCCACCGTGTGAAGCAATTGCATTCATTCTTAATTGTGCAGGAAGTCCTTTTAGATTTGTATCATCTGCCATTTCAATATACGGATACCATACATTGTTTTGAGCCATAAGAGCGCCAGCCGTCATAGCAGCATTTTTTTCCACTTCATTTGTAGAAGATGCGGCAATAAAGGCAATGAGCTTACCATTTCCAGTAGCAAATGAGGCTGCCAAAGCTAGGTGGGTGGCTAGCTCTGGATCAACCGTGCTACGATTAATGACAGCATCAAGATTTAATTTAATGTCTTTAGCATATTCTGGTAAAGACTCTTTTAGCTGTTCAACCCACATTATAAAGTTTCTCCTCCAAGTGGTCTGTTGCAGGCACAAAGTTCTCCTGTTTGAAGTGCATCTAATACACGTAGGGCTTCATCTGCATTGCGTCCAACATCTAAGTTGTTAACGGTTACGTGCTGAATTATATTTTCTGGATCAACAATAAATGTTGCACGATATGTTACTCCAGACTCATGATGAACACCTAAATCTGCAGCCAATCTATGTGCTGTGTCTGCAAATGACCACGAGTTTGTTTTCTTTAGATCTTCATGTGCGTTACGCCATGCAATCTTACAAAATTCGTTGTCTACAGATCCAGTCATTAAAACTGCATCTCTATCATTAAAATCATTTACAAGTGCGTCATAAGCAACTATTTCTGTTGGACAAACAAATGTAAAATCTTTTGGGTAAAACACAATAATTTTCCATTTACCTGGAAAAGAATTTTGTGTAATTACTTCAAATGAGGAATCGTCATATGACAAGGCCCCAGGTTTAACTCCAGTAACAGCAAAGTTACCTAGTTTTTCTCCTACTGTTTTCATTTTTCTCCTTATATATAAGTTGGGATTTTCCCGCTGGACCACCAGGGCTCGAACCTGGGACATCAGAGTTAACAGCTCTGCGCTCTGCCGACTGAGCTATGGTCCACTGTGCGCCCCTGAAAGGAATTGAACCTCCGACGCAGACCTTAGAAGAGTCTCGCTCTATCCACTGAGCTACAAGGGCAAATACATTATATAATTTTAAACAAGATATATCAATAGCTACTGCTCATATTTATTATAATTATTTAATAAAATTTTTAAACAAAATATAGCATCTCCATAGTATTTAAATCCCTGCTTTTCATCCACCCAAACTAAAGACATATTATTTTTTTTAGCATAACCAATAGCGTATTCTAGTACCGAATTATCGTAAGCGACTCCACTTTTTGTAAGCCTAAGATATTTTTTACCCTCAAATTCATTTATGTCTAATATAGCATTTGAGTTTTCTGGTTTAATAAAATCTGGAACTGAATCATCATCTATCCATAGGCAGGAATACTCTACACAAGGTTTTTGTGGCCTGTTTTCATAATCACTACACACCCCACCTATTTGTAGAAAAAAACATGGTTTTCCTGGATACATGTCATGACCCTTTACGCTACCAGAAAGAGTTCCGTCACAGCACCTATTACATGATCCACAGGTACGTGTCATCTTATTATCTTACTGGAATAGGCTTGCTCCCAAATCTTTATATCTTTTTCATCGTTTATCAGGGGCTGTCCTTTTACATTAAGACTTGTATTTAAAAGAACAGGTACTCCTGTCATTGCATACCAATTTGATAACACATTATACAGTCCTGGATGCTGATTTTTATTTACAGTTTGAACTCTTGAGGTCCCGTCTTTATGCACTACTGAAGGAATTTTATCTGGTTGCAAACATTTAACAGCATATTGCATATACGGAGAAGAAAAGTCCATATCAAACCATTTGCTTGCATACTCTTCCATAACAACTGGAGCAAATGGCCTGAACAACTCTCTCTTTTTTATTAAGTTAACTTTGTCTTTAATGTTATGATCACGAGGATCAGCTAAAATAGATCTGTTTCCTAGTGCTCTCGGTCCATACTCAGCCCTACCAGAAGCTACAGCCACGACCTTATCCCTAATAAGTCCAGTAATAATTTCTGTTACAGGGTAATCCCCTCCCAAATCATAACCAAGATACGGGCTCTGCCAGTTTAAATGGCTACCATATAATGCTGCAGCAGCACCTAAAGATGATCCAGCATCTCCTGGATTAGGCATAATCCAAACATCGTCAAACATTCTCCACAGCATTGTGTTGGCTGCACAATTTAATGCACATCCGCCCATAAACACAAGATTGTTCTTGCCAGTAAGTTTTTGTGCCATTGCCATAAAGTTAACTAGCCTTTCTTCATATACTTTTTGAACAGCAGCAGCGATATCAAATTGCTCTCTATACCCTATATGCTCGCCCCAGTCTATAATTCCTTTATGAAAATTATATTTTTGTGTATTAATGTTTGGGAAATACTCTTTTACTTTTAAATAATATCTAGTCCAATCTCCGTAGGCTGCCATTCCCATAAAGATATATTCTTCTTCATTTGGCTTTAGCCCGACAAGTTGAGTAAATGCAGAATAAAATAAACCAAAACTAAATGGATAGTTCTTTTTATAAACTTGTTTTATTTTTGATCCTTCTCCTACCCAAATTGTTGAAGTATTATATTCTCCTATTGCATCTAACACCACTATAACCGCATCATTAAATTTACTAGTATAATATCCAGCGCAGGCATGCGAATAATGATGATTAAAATATTTAACTGGTAGATCCATTGGAATATCTGGTTTCCAATCTGCAGCCCCACCCTTTAAAAATATTCGAGATCTTTTTAGTTGAGGATGTTCATAATAAGCTATATGGCTTGGTGTTCCATAGTTAAGCATATCTTTATAAATACCATCATTGTTATACCAATCATTTTTCTTTTTACTATATCTTTCTGCGTGTCCTGCAAAAAGTACTTCTCCGTCTTTAATTAAAGACACAGATGCGTCATGAGAAGTTTCATTGATACCTAAAATTATCATTAATATATAAACCTATCTTTGGGTTTTTTTCTAAAAAATGTTTTTATCTTATAAATAAAATATCTAATCCTAATTAACATTTTTGTTATACTCCTCTATAAAACTTTCTGCAATATGGGTATGTCTATGCATTCCCATATGTTGATTATCCCATGCATAATCAAAAAGAGTTTTATTTTTTTCTTTTAGCTCCAAATGGCAGTGTTCTAAACTTGGGTGTTGAGTTTTCTTCCAGTTGTGCCACTTATCAAAATCAGATTCGATGTATGCGCTATAAAGATCGGGATAAATCTCTTTAGCCTTTTTAAGTATTAAATTACCTAGGTAATCCCAAGTGGCGTACTTAAAGTATATTCCATTTGACTTGCAAAATTGTTCAAAAAATATTATAGACTGTAAGTTTACGTATACTGATTGTTTATATGACATAATTTCGTAGGCTTCATGTGGTGCTTTTGACATAGGAGGAAATTCTTTTTCGAAATGTTGTTGCAATATAAAATGCTGAATGTAATCATGGTTGTTAGCTAAATGTGAAGATGTTATTTTGTTATTTTTTACATGAGGTAATCTTCCAAAATCTGGAAAAAGAACTAATATAATTTTAGGGTTTCCATTTTTAACACAATGATTAATCAAATCTTTTATTATTACATGTGCAGAAAATGACCCCATTCCTAAATTTAATGCTTCTCCTAAATTTAATTCTTTAGCCACCTGGAATCCCCAAATTTTTGACATGTCTCCTTTTTCAACATATGGAGCAGAAATATATTCTCCATGAGTTTCTGAGCATCCAGAAAAAACAAAGTCATAATACTTGTTTCTGTTTTGATTACCCAAATAGGCCCACTCATCTCTACTGGAACTAAAAGAAAAAAATTGATCTAAAGACTTTTCGTCATTTTCAAAAATCTGAGAAAGTATGTAATCATACTCTTCAAGTATTCTTTTTTCTTTACTTTTCCACTTTATAACATCAAGCAAAACTGTCTCCTTTAATCGTTATAAAAATCTTCTGGGTTAATTGGTATAGCACCTTTTTCTAGCGCTATATCGTATCCCTCTTTAGTAAAATGCATTATTGCTTCTAGATTTTCATCATATTCAACATTGAGAAGTCCATCTTTATAAAGACTTATCAATGTTTCGTCTATATAATGCATGTGCGCTTCCCATAACTCTGGAGCAAGCTCTCTTGTGGTTTTCTCATTTAACTCAAAAACTGCTTCTCCGTCTTCGTTATAGCCAGCAATTCTAATTGCTCCTATATCAATATAATACTGGATCTGCTCTAAAGCATTATCATCATCCATCGTATCTCCTTTGTGCACCAGGTAGGACTTGAACCTACGACTACCCGATTATGAGTCGGGGGCTCTAACCAACTAAGCTACTGGTGCTTAGCTGTCAATTATATATTTAATTATCTATTGCTGTCAACAGATTGCTCAACAATTTGTTGCACATAGTCTGAAAAATGTTTTCTTATATTACCTGGGGGCCTTTTTCCAATTTCACTCCAAACTCTTTTATATTCCATAATGTTATCAAATGTTGTTGGACAAACTTTTATTCCATTATATTCTTTTAACCTAACTGGAAGAGGAACGTGCTTTCCGCAACATTTACACTCTTTTGCCTTCTCCTGATATATACTCATACTATTTCCATTCCGTCTAGTGCTTCCGCCAAACTTTGTGGCATTGCAGATGGGGCTTTAATTAAATTAGGACTTTCTTGCCTTTCTTGCTCTCTTTGCTGCTTTCTAATAGAACTATATGTATGTACCTCTACCGCACCAAAATCTGGTCTGGTTAAGCTTATAGCATTATATATTGATCCGCACACGGCGTCAGCCAAGTCCTTAGATCCCTTTCTTGGATGGTCTACCTTATCCCTCATAATTCTTAACTCAAGCAATTCATCTATTAGCAATTTAATATGTGGGCCAGATAATCTTTCTTCTAGCACTACCATAGCCATATCATCATAATGTTTTTTTGCTACTGATAAAGTTTCAGTATTAATTCCATATTGTCTAAGTTGCTGCATCATATCGTGTGAATTCCAGCGATCAAACGTACATACTCTAATGTTAAATCCCCTTGACCTCAAAGACAAAATATAGTCTCTCACCTCCGCAAAATCTACAGATTTATCTGTAGTTGGAGTCCAATATCTTACAGCATCCACCTCAACAATAGGGGCTGGTTGAGAATAATTATCGGTTACTTTTACATTTACCCATTTATTAATATGCGCCATTGATACAGCACAATGGTCATGCTTTTGTGCCAAGTCAACATGTATAAAATAATCTTTATCTTCTATAGGAACAAACCAATCTTCAAACCTACCGAACTGATCTACTCCTAATGCTAAACTACTAAATGCTTTTTCTATCTTTTCACGAGATTTAAAAAATGCATCAATTGCTTCAGGAGGCATGCAAGCAAATCTTCCTAATGCATCTACTGGGTCTCTGTAGAAAGATATTTTAAAATCCTCTATGCTTCTAGTTGGATTAACTTCCCAAGTAGGTCTCTTAATTGCGTAAACCTTGGGATACCTATAAGACACAATATGATCCTCATCCCAATAAACTTCAAATTCATTTCCTTGCGTATCATCTGGCAAGTCTGGGTCTATTTTAAATTTATGAGATCTTTGTATTGTTTCTTTTTCCGCTACAATCTCATCGTATCTTTGTTGAATATAATCTTGCTTAAATCTAGGAAATGAAAGTAATATTACCTTTCCATAATCTGGAAAACGAGAATCTACTGAAGCTCTATACATTTCATATATAGCGCTTGCGGTTTTAGCTTGATCGTGACCAGTTGTGCTTTCTAGGGCAAAACCAGATATCTCATCTAGTACCGCAACTAACACGTTGTATCCTTCAAAGGCTTCTCGTTCTGAGTGTCCAGAATAAACAGTAACATTTTTATTAAATTTAATTTCAGAAGCTTTTTCAAAATACTTTCCTATAAACCATGGAGAGCCAACAATTCTATTTCTAAATCCTTTAAAGAAAACATTGTTTGCCTGTTGTGCGTTAATAGCAATATTAATAATGTCTATTGAGTCTCCAGGAGGCTTTCCGTAATAGGTAGCTGGGTCCTTAAGACATAATAGTAAATAAACTATATACGCTACTGATATTGTTGAGCAATAATCTTTTCCGCTACCTTTACCTAGTTGAGCTACTACTTCGTTACAGGTTTGCTTGTAACGATCTTCGCCTTCTCTTTCTCCAAATAATTTGATAAGAGTGGATTGTTTATAGATTTGTGAGCTTTTTTCGATAAGCGTATATTGGTACTCCGAAAGTGGGGGTAATCCAAGGTATTCTTTTCCTGTGACAAATGTTCTAAGATCGACTGGTCTTTCATCAAATTCCTCCCCATCTAATATGTCGATGAGGTCATTAAAATTTAATTCCATTAAATTGACCACCATCCTCTAATTGTTCCACCATCTATAGGGCATTTCCATTTTAGATGTTCTCCGCTTTCATAATATTTTTTAAACAATTTACTTTGCAATTCTATATTTGGTTCGTGTGTATCTCTTCCACAATCTGGACAGACTGCAGAATAAACATATTCATAAACATGCCTACAATGCTTCTTTATTATCATGTATCACTACTGGCTCAACGATACCTGTTATTTGAGATAATCTTTTAGCAACTTCAATTTTACATTTAGGACAGGTTGCAGTAACTTCTTTTAGTATCTTTACAAGTATCTCTTGCTTTCTTTCTGTTTCCGCCAGTTGTGTTGCAAGCTCAGCATTATCAAGAAGTCCTACCTCTTGAAGCATTCCAATTCTTTTTCCTTCAATATCAGCAATTAGTTTTAGGGAAGTAGCTTTAACGTTTAATTGGCCTGATTGATCTGCATCCTCTACGGTCTTCCAGGCTTCTTTAATAAGCATGGCGTAATGCTGATCTGCTCCAGAGATGGCCTGCTTTGCCCTCTCACGAGCTCCAGAATCGTTTTTAACGACTTCTTTCCACTCGTCTATATACCCAAGAACCTCTGCTCTCTTAAAGCCCGTCAGGGTGGCAATCTGGGTAGGATTATTGCCCTTAAGCAATTCCTCTACAACCTTATTCATGCGATCAAAATGATCAGCTAATTCAATATCCATATATAGATATTATACCATCTTAGTTGACTAAAATCACTCAGGCCAAGATTTGGCTATTTTTAATAATACCAAATATCCAATTAAATCATCAATATCATTATCGCCTGGATATTCTGTACCCTTCATTAATCTATTTAATTTATCATCAATACGGACATGGAGCTGTTCTCTTGGTCCCGCCTTCGAAAATATACGCACAGGGTCAAGGGCAGAATTTCCGTAAGCAATATTTTTCTTGACCAGCATGTGTGCAATTTCATGGCAGGTTTCAAAAATTTCTTTACCCGCCTCTGTACCCACAGTAAGCAAATAAAGATCGTCACATTTAAATGTTTTTGAATCTGGAAATACTGGATCTAAACTCATTTAATTATACCGTGCTCTTTCAATGATCTGTGAATGGTCATAACAGTTACGCCACATTCTTTTGCAATTTCTTCCATAGACTTTCTTTGAACTACATATCTTCTATATAGCCAATCTTTACTTTTATATAATTTCACGGAGCACTCATCCTAAACCAACCTTTAAACGTTTGGTAGTCAAAAATATTTGGATCTATCCACCAGTCTTCATGCCAATCTCTAACCAATAAAACATATCCATAAGAACTTAAAATTTCTCTTTGTGCATCTCTATCTGAATTTCTTTTGAAATCATTCAAGGCTTCGTGTTCATAAGTAATTACAGTAAACCTATATTCATTTAATGGTAACTGAATTAATCCATGAAGAGAACTGGATTTATCTCCCGTCATCTTTCCACGTCTATCCCAATCTTCATCTATGTCTATCTGTAAATAATCTATTTGTTTTGGGAAACTATTTTCCTCAAAGTATCTTTTGTAATCAAATGTTCTGGCATCCTGAAGTAAGCATGGGTTTGACCTAACATCTTTGTGCAAAGATTGATGTCTTTCTAGTATTTCAAAGCTCACACCCTTCCAATCAAACATTGTCTCTAAAATATAGGTGTTACTACCCTCTATAGGATGGTTTGCGCCTAGTTCAACGTAATACCCATTTTTCTTTTCTTGAAAAAGATTTATTACAAAATTTTCTTGTGCGCTTCTGCTATAAACTTTAGCTTGCTCTAAAGTTTCATCATTTGAATTCCATTCAGACATTTTATCTCCTTGTCAATACTTCATTTGCATAGTAGGCAATTCCAAATGAATCTGCTACATCAAAATCATCTATATCTAAATTGTATTTTTTGTTAAAATAATCTACTGTACGCTGCTTTCTGATTTCCCGCATTTTTGATTTATACCACGAGTCAGCGTATCCAGGATTTTCAAGCCTAAGTCTGTCTTTCTCAAACTTTGTTGGGTTCTTATTTCCAATATGAGCCTGCCAAGATGAAGGAGATATAGTGATAACACTAGCACCACTAGACATAAGCTCAGCAATAACGACACCGTATACATAAGAT